GGTTTACCCGCTTTAGAATACTGAGTAACTTCAGCGGTTGACTTATAACCAGTTGGAAAGATCGAAGGATCAAGTCTGTTAGAAATAAGTGTGTTCATATGGTTTGACCACTTTTCCATCACCGCGCGCACAGCAAAGTCTTCATCGTTTAGGACGCTGCACTGCCAATCCATATATTGACGTTCGCCTGAATATTTGATAACGGCACCAAAATAAGGAACAGGAGCTTGTCCAACAATCCATCCAGGCATAGAAGCTGCTTGGACGAAGAATTTGACCCGATCTTTGAAAGTCATGCCCATCGCTGCATTGGGGAACAAGTCCACTTGGAACTGTGAGGGTCTTGTTCCACCAAAAACCAGACCGTTAGAGCGGAATTCGTTGATATTGAACGTCAATTTAGTTTACTCCTTGAAAGAAATTCATTCTCTTTATTTATATCGCTTATCTGAAGCTGCCAACAATTTCTTGGAAGCTGGCTCCAGTTCTTGTCGCCACGAAGTATAGCTTGATGAAATCAATCGCTCGCTCTGGTTTTACATAGATATCAGCGATCATGGTATGGCTATCAATAACTTCAGGTGTGTTGTTTGTTTCATCGCAAACAACAAGGAAGTCATAAACACCACGCCGACCTTGAATCTCGCGCATATAAGGCACAACCATGTTTCGGAACAATGCTCTTGTGAAAGCATCATTTAGCTCAAAGAGGAAGAACTTCGCAGCAGTTCCGATAGCTTTTTCAATTGTAATGAACAAGCGACGGACGTTCATGCGGCTGAAAGCAGATTCCTTACCAAGCAGGGTTTTGTTGCCGAGTAGAAGAGTGCCTTGTCCTTTTTCTGTGAAGACAGGGTTGACATCATTTTTATAAAGGGCATCGCGGAATGTATGTCTTGGGCTCCAGGCCAGTTTGACAACGTTCTTGATATGCCCACGGTTGTAACCAGCAAAGGCCCACCATGGATCAGTTAGCTGATCAGTTCTGACAGCAAGCCCGGCGATATCACCATTTAGAGGTAGATAACGATAAAGATCATTATATCTGTCATACTGATATTTGTAGCCTGAATCCAAGAAGGCATAAGAGCTATTGGTTAGAGACTGACGAAACTCAATGACATTATCAACTTCGTTACCATAAGCATTGATAGTATCAAAGTAGTCGGGGCTGCAAAATAGCACGCAATCCTTACGGATTTCGCAAATATTATCAATGATGTAGTTGGCTAGACCTTCTCCGTTTAGACCACCACGCGCTTTACCCTGCATGAGGATAGAAACGTCAATGTCTTCAGGGCTGGCAAATAGATCATAAGCATTAGCTAGAACACCGAGAGAGATAGCCCCTTCATCTGAGCCATCTTGCCCGAGAGCTAGAGTGACTGAGCTAACGTCATTGTTGGTTGTAGAAGATAGGTTCAAAGCAGTGTTTGAGTAGCCGATTGATCTATCATTGACAACATAGATGTATTTTGACTTGCCATTGATAACATTCTTATAGAAAGTGCTTTGACCGTCTAGACCTTTTGCGTCTGTAGCACGAGATAGGAACTTATAAGATTCAAGAACTGTTCCAGGCACGCCACTAAACTCGCCGCCTTCATCAATAACGACCATATGAATTTCATCGTTGGCGGAAGTGTTACCATAAGAACGCATATACTCAGACTGTCCAGGAGGAATTTGATCAAGAACATACCACTCCCAGAAACGAGCCAGCGTATCATCTAGGACTTGGTTTGAAATTAATCGTAGGTCTTCTTCAAACTGTAGATCAAAGTGTGCAGCAGCAACAGTGCTGTTGACGTTTGAAGAATAAGTTCCAATAGATGTAATCTTTAGAGCTTGTGTGCCGATAGAGTTGTTACCAAACTGAATAAAGTCAGTAATTTGGATGTTCGCTGCAAAGTTATCCGCAGCAGTATTAACAGCAGCACGCGCAGTGTTTTGTGAAGAGCCATCATGATTGTAGACGATAACAACGTTGGCTGTGTTAGAACCAACAGTAATAGAAACTGTTGCTCCACCATTACCAACAGCTGTAAGGTCTAGTTCTTCATTGAAAGCATCAGCAGAGTCGCAAAGTGAAACGCGCAAGGAATTTCCCATGACACCAGGATAACGAGCAACGTAAAGAACATCTGAATCAAATGTTCCTGCTTTTGCAAGATAGTCATCCTCGTGCTTGATTAGATTGTATTCTAGGTTAGAAACCTGGGCTGTGTTACCGATAGCAGCAAAGACAGACGTGTTAGAAACAAGCTGGATTTGGTTGACTGCACCAGCAAGAGCATGAGAAGCTGAATCTAGGTTGAAAGCTGTGCTGTTGACGATAGATGCAACCTTTGCCCCAAGAGTAACAGCTGAACCGTTAGAAGCAACAATGATCATTCCAGCAGCAAGAGTGCTTGTGTTGGCTGTAACTGTAACAGAGTTAGAAACGAAAGTCGCAGCAACGATAGGAGAAGAGCCTGTAGCATTAGCAGCGCGGACACAATAGAGAGTATCTGCATAGGCAAGGAAGTTTGCAGCAGTGAAATAAGTTTCTGGGTTTAGGTTGGTTGGTTTACCAAAACGCGCCCAAAGTAGTTTCTCATTATCAATTAGAACACGTCTCTCAAGTGGACCCCATCTAAATACACCAGCGAATCCGCCAACGGTTGTAGCAAGATTGGGGACTGCCCCTGTCAAATCTACCTCAATTATCTGGACGCCAGGACTTACTAGATTTCCCATTACCTTATCTCCTATGTTAGACCATAGAGGCCAAACTTATTTTAATCTTCCTGATATTTATAGTTTTATAGCTTTTAGAATAAATATCAGAAACCACTATGGTCTAACTAAAATGAAACATAAAGAAACAAGCAAGAAAAAAATGAAAATGAATCACTCCGATGTTTCAGGAGAAAAGAATCCTATGTTTGGGAAGGTTCATACAGAAGATGCAAAGATGCGTATTGCTGCCTCAAGAAGAAACAGTAAATGGCTTTATGATCCTTTGACAGGAATGCAAAAAGCAATTGACAAAAGCTTAGTTGAAGAGTATCTTAGAAAAGGGTGGAAGCTCGGCCGCCGCAAATACCAAAAGGAACCTGGATACCTGTTATCTTTCTGAGAGGAAAAATGAAACAAATGGAATATTTCAAACCAACAGCTTATCAATATTTAGATACTCGCATTTATATTGAGGCGCGAGGGGATGACTTATGGGCTGTTGTGGAATCAGGATGTTGTTTGAATAAGAAAGGACAATGGGAGTATGAACCACTTCCATCCAACAGAACAAAAGCTTTTTTGAAACGTTGTCGCTTTACTAAGGAGAAAGCTTTTGAGTTGTGCCTAAAAAAATAGAAAGTTTTTGAGTTGTGCATAAAAAAAATGGCCCGATGAAGGGCCATTTTTAAGTCTGTCGCCTTACGGCAGTCTGAGAAGTGATAACTCTTCTTTCTTGTTATTCCTTATTTAGTTCATCAGGTATGGACAAACACGTTTCTTCCCAGATTTGTCCATATAGAGTCCTGTTCCCGGATCGTATGTTGAAAAGGCGAAAGAACACTGCCTGTCTCGTTGGTCGCGGCTTGTTCTAGCAGCGCCTTGATTGGCAGGGACTTTGAAGTATCTATCGTAAATGTATTTGCCTGCTACAGCACTTGTAATCCCAATTACAAGAGATAGTCCAAAGTCAGCTTTGACAAGGTTACTGTCTGGGTTTGTTTCGTTCAAGCTCAAAAGACTTGTAACTAGAACGAGACTTCCCAAGAACTTTGTTATCGGACGACACATATCAATTTCTCCGTTATTGGGGGTTAGTAGAGCCTCTGAAAACAGGCGGAAACTTTACCCTTTTGCCGTTTTCAGAGGCTCTATCTAAATCAGTTCACCAGATAGGGACAAGCCTTGCGCGCACCATCCGCACCGACGACCATCCCAGTATTCGGGTTGAACGACTTGAACTTGGCAGCGCATTTGCCCATGTTGCCATTCGCGCGATAACCATACTCTTTATCGCCACGATACTTCATGGGGATATAGCCATCGCCTTGCCGAGCATGGGCCATCTTGGCACCCACAACGATGCCGCCGACGACGCCAAGAGCAACAAGACCGACCACGACGGGCACTGCTACAGGATGAGCTTTTGCAGACTGCATCGGCGTGACCGCTGCCAAAGCGGCAACAGAAAAGGCTGCGATTGCGAGTTTGAGAGACTTCATTTCTTCTTCTTTCCTTTGCTATGTTTCGTTTTTGGTAGACTAGATTAGGCAGTTTCTTCCGCTGACCTCCTTTCGTTGGTGCTGAAAAAAGGATCGGTGAGTGATAACCCCGCCCTATCTAATGACGGCTATGTTACCGGAAAGTAAGAAAATGTCAATTACAGAATCGCTAGGTGCTAAAAAAATTTACTCACGGAGAAAGGTATGATTTTACTAGAACTAAAGTCCTGGCTACAATATGTATTTACAATTCAACAAAAATAATCGTCAATCGCCTCTTGGAAACATCCAATTACCGCCACCAAAGTAATCATCTATTTGATCAGGAATTTCATCTATGCCATTGTCTATGAAACCAAAGGGAGTCAATTCGTTCATAATCTGGTCTTCACTTTTTTCTCTTAGTCTTGCAAGTGTGTTGATATCATTTATTTCTTTGAAGTAGTTTTGATTTGTGAGCCAAGAAAAAAGCACTAAACCCATCACGATATCATCATACTTTCCGGCTTCAGCTGCATAGGATTGTTTTTTACGAGAGAAAGTAGCGAGTTCTTTGTAGGTTGCATTGTCATTAATAATGAGCTTTTCCTGTTCCACTAAAAGTTTGAGCATGGAACAACCAATGGCCTTGACAACCTTTGTAGTCCGTAGTCCCTTTTCCGTTTTGTTGCCACCGAAGCCATAGGTGACACGTTTGCCGTCTCTGCCTGCGTTCTCTGAGTGTATCAAGTTCTCATACTCATAATCATAGTAGAGGGTGTCTGCGATTTGGCCGCCAAGGTTGATGTTGTTCTCAATTAGAACATGTGCTTTGTTATAAAAAGAAGCAACACGAAAGATTGTTTCTGTATACTCTATTGGAGGTATCATATTATCATAGAAAACTGCAACTTGTTCATAAGGCATTTCAGTTACATCTATCACAGAGAATGCACTGTAGTCTAGTCCTTTTCCTTCGGACACGTCAGCAACAAGCACATAAGTTCTATTTTTTTCTGCTCGTTTGTATTGTCTTAGCCCGTTGATATTGTAGATAGGAACAATTGACCCTGTTTTTCTTTTTAGTTCCTCCAGTTTCCAACCAGAAATAAGTGTTCCTGAAGAGCCTAACCAAGCAACACAATATTCTTGCTCAAACTTTTGCTGATCATGGTTGAGCGCAGCAAGAGTTTTTTGTCTCCATGCTTCATTGTAAAAAGGAACTTGATTCCAAATAACTTTGATAGGCACATAACCATTTGTTCCTTTTTCAGCCGCAGCGAAATAGTCATGAAAATGGTTCAAACCACAAGGAGTTGAAGCCATAATAAGTTTTGTGTTTTTACCCGAAGAAATAGTAGGATAAACGGCAGCATAGAACTCATCAAACTTCTGAATATGCGCGGCCTCGTCAAGAAATAGGATATCCACATTGTAACCACGAATAGCATCTTTCGTAGTCGTAGCAGCAAGTGCTCTTGATCCATTTTCAAAAAGAACTGACTTCTTGTGCCATTCAACAACACCTTGTTGTAGAAACTTTGGAAGGTTCTGAAAGGCGACTTGAAGTTTGTTGAGCATTTCTATAGAAGTTTCGCCCTTGTTAGAAAGGACGGCAACCGTTTTGTGTTCATGAAAAAGAACATACCAAAGAAGATATCCGCAAGTAACAGTTGACTTTCCTGCTCTTCGGCTGGTAGCAATGATCACATACCTGTTTTCATGGATTTTTTTGATCATATCTCTTTGATAGTCAAACAATCTGAATTCAGTTAGTCCTGTATCAGAACCAACAACTTTCATGTAGTTTTCTATGAAATAGATAGGGTCGTTTTTACACTTGATA